CAGAATTCGACTCGCAAGAGTCTTTTCTGGATTCGATCCGATGGATATCCGACCTCGGCACGGACCCGGAGCTGTCTCCACTGGAGAAAAGCTCTGGGGTAAGTACTCGTGGTCGCGAATTAATCCTAGGATTAACTCAATGTACCCTTTTGATGCGTATTTCTGCGCATCACTCGGTCACATTTGTGATTCGTTTAAGGAGTTTTCTCTCCTTAAAGAAGTTGAATCTTCGGCCAAGGTTATCCTTGTTCCTAAAGATTCTCGCGGGCCTCGCCTCATCTCATGTGAACCACTGGAATTCCAGTGGATCCAACAGGGATTAGGTGACGCTATCGTACGGAGAGTGGAATCGCATCCTCTTACGAGGTACAATGTCCACTTCACAGACCAAAAGCCAAACCAACTTGGAGCCCTTTTAGGGTCTCAAGCTGGTCGTTACGCGACACTTGACCTCAAAGAGGCAAGTGACCGTATAACCGTTGGTCTTGTTCGCTTGCTGTTTCCGGAGCCGCTTCTTGCGGCTCTCTTAAGCAGCAGGTCACAGTCAACAAAACTCCCGTCTGGCACAATACTTCCATTAGATAAGTTTGCACCAATGGGGTCAGCTTTATGCTTTCCCATTTTGGCGCTTACTATCTGGGCTATATTGTCCAGCGCAGAGTCTGATGCAGATGCTCGAAAGAGCATCCTAGTGTACGGCGATGATGTAATTGTGAAAACGGCTAAAGCCGCGCACGCAATTAAATGGCTCGAAGCATTTGGTTTACTCGTAAACCGTGACAAGAGCTGTACCAGTGGATTCTTTAGAGAATCGTGTGGCACCGATGCCTATAAAGGCGTCGAGGTTACTCCTGTTCGATTCCGAACAACCTGGGCATATCGTCCATCCCCGAATGTTTATACTAGTTATATAGCTTATGCTAATAACTTCTATAAACACCACTTCTATAAGACCTACGACAAAATCGTAGAGCTTCTCCTGAAAGTTTATCAAGAGATTCCTGAGTTCGACGGACATAATTTGTCCTATCCCTCACTTATTGAAGTTCCGGAGTACAACCGACCAAAGCGCTCACGAACAAACAAGCACCTGCAAAGGCGCGAGCTGTTCGTCTGGGCTGTAGCGGTCAAGCCGTTATATAAACAAATTGACGGGTGGTCTATGCTTTTGCGTTATTTCGCAGAAGTCGATCACTCGCCGTTTGTAAAAACGGACTCTAGTACTCGCAGATGCAACGTTGGGGTATTCGATGAGAATCGAATACCTTTCTCCGTTCGGTCATACACACGTCGTGGCACAAGTATTCTTGTGAAACG